GGGATTGGAAGATAAAAATTGGAAAAAAGTAAACAAAGCTATTTCTGAATTAATGAAAGAAGGTAAACTTATACCTGTTGGTGCCAAGAAAGACTATGCTGGCCGATACAGAAGGTATAAATTATATACAGGGATTCCATCCCCTGTTGGTCTGCCTGTGTGGACTGGGAAATTTAAAACTACACCGGAGAACCATGCTATAGTTAAATTTTTAAAGAAAATGCTACGCGTGGATCCAAACAATCCAGCTGAAAATCCAGGAGCTAGAGCACCAAATTTTAAAAAGAAATTTGATTACTCACATTGGTTAAACTCCAGGAGAGCCGACAGAAAATTTACTGTGACCTATCAGGATATACAAGATGAAGTTGGAGGTGTTGTAAAACTAGTAAATTTTGAGGGCCAAATGGAAATACCATTAGTTTCCAAGAAAAACACAAAACTCTGGAAACACAAAGGCAGAGTCGAAATTGGAGCTACATATGCGGATAGAATGAAGTCGCGACGTGCAATTTGCAGAGAAGACAATAAAGTTTATGATGCAGACACAAAAAAATGTCGCCCGAGAAGATCCCCGCGGAGACGTTAACTAAATTATACCTCTGATTACCAAGTTAAGAAAAATGGCGAATGCCATTAATAAATATTCAGCAGTTGGCAGGTATTTTTTACAAATAGTGCAATGATGATAACCTCTGGCATGCATTTTAAATAAGCATCCTTTGTGAATAGGCATTTCACAATCACATGGACAATGCCAAGTAGTGGGTTCCATGCAAATAGTACAAATTTCGGTCATTTATCTAATAGATAAATGATTATGCTTGCTTTTTGCTTATTTAAAATATTAATCCATAGACAAAATGGAAAAATCCATGTCTATTAAGGAAATTAGAAAGTTAGCTAAATCTAACGGGATTGACCCGACAGGGATGTCTAGATCATCTTTGGTGCGAAGTTTGGCTAAACAACAAGGTAAAAAAGTTAGAAAAACTTCTCGCGTGGTTGGAGATTTAGGAATGAAAGGAAAAGAAGGTAAGGTGGTGGAAATAATTTCTCGTGGAAAAAGTTACGCGAAAAAAAATTTTAGAAAAAACAAAAGCAGCTCTAAGTTACATAAAGAGGTAGAAATGCAACAATTAGGAGCAAAGGCGGGTATATCACCTGAAATAAAAGAGTTTAATTTAAATGAAAAGTATATTATCATGGAAAAATTAGACAAAAATTTATATGATATGATGCTAAAAAAGCAAGGAAAACTTTCCCAAACTGTTCAAAAAGCATTGCTAAGAATTTTTAGGAAATTAGATAAAATTAAAGTTTTTCATAAAGATCCAAATCCTTTGAATTTTATGTTTTGTAAATCAAAACTTTACATAATTGATTACGGATTCGCGGAAGAAATAAAAGAATCAAAACATGGTAAAACTCCGAATTTAATACAAATGACCATGGGATTGCTCTTAAAATTTAAAGCTCTTTTTCCAGGTGTTATTTGCGGGGTAGAATATCCTATATTGATAAATGTATTACCCGAAAATTTACAAGCTGTGATTTTACAATAAATTGATTTTTTGGCGTATTTACAGATCGTAGAAAAATGCTCAAGTTTAAATTGCATACGACAGACGCTTTAGTTCCAACTAAAGCTGGTCCTGAAGAAAGTGGATATGATTTGACTGCTATTAGTTTTGTCAAAAAAAGAGGCAAAAATACTTTTATGTACGATACCGGAGTATCTGTAGAAGTACCTCCTGGATATTATACCGAAATTGTACCTCGCAGTTCTATATCAAAAACAGGTTTTGTTCTTAGCAACAGTATTGGGGTTATTGATGCTACTTACAGAGGAACTTTGAAAATAGTTTTGACCGACGTAGACAGTGAAGCTAAAAATAACGGAATATCACGTCCCATGACATGTCCTTTTACTTTAGCACAGCTAATCGTGAGAAAAAGACATGATCTACAGGTAGAAGTGGTTAGTGAACTGTCCGAAACCAGCAGAGGAGATGGAGGTTTTGGAAGCACCGGCGCTGCTGGTGGAAATACAAAAAGATCTTAAGAATCTTTTTATATAGTAAAATGGCAACATTGGCATCAACAGGTAACGAGAATGCTAATCTTATTCCTTCATGGGATGAGCTTAGACGTAAATACGATAATAAATGGTTAGAAAAGAAGGAAGCTTTTTGGAAGCAGCTCAAAGAAAATTTTTCGGTATTAGTCGGAGAATTTAGAACAGGAAGACAAGAAATTTATGATCTTGCGGAAACTGAATTGACCCCTCAGTATGAAAAAGCTTTCAGAGAGCTTTTCAGTGATACAGGTTATCAAGCTTCGGTAGGAGAACTCGAGAGATTAGGGTCTGGGACAAAGAAAAGCAAAAAGTTATACATAAGACTTCCAGATTCTTACAATGGATCCTTATAATTTGATTTATGTTTTCTATGAAAATATAAAGATGGTAAGTGTCATAAATACTAATATCCCTATTATTAATCCGGCGTTTAATATTCCATATTTAGAATTGATTACATTGGAAACGTATAATCCTGTGAGTGGTGTAACAGATTTTGTCCAAGCTGTTCCAAATCCAAAAGATAGTGCTACAAATTTTAAACCAAGTTCACAAGAAGCAGAAAATTATGATTTTTTGACTATGTCTAATTCAGCTTATTTCTTGAATAATCATATAGACCCAAGATATAAATTTAATCCACAGAATCTATCAGCGCAGGGTGTGGCTAAAGTGGTGTTAATTCAAAATCCTGATATTGAAAGAAGTGGAGTTAAACCCGAAATTAATCCTCCTGGGTTTGATTTACAAACGACAAGAATTTCCGGCTATGAAAAAGGATGTCGAGTAGTTTTTGGAGCAAATCCCGTGACGTTAGCATCAGGTCCTTCTAGAAATCTCCGACAGGTTCCTGTTAAATTTTTTACCAATCCACGACAACTTCCTTTTGCGGAAGCCGGTGTGACGTTGGGGGGCGCCGGCCTTAGCAATTCAATATACTGTGATGCCACGATTGATAAATTTCAATATAGAAAATTTGGAACCGCAGTTGCGAACAATGCTCCAGCTAACTCATTTCCACAAGTAAGCAACGACGAGATGACCAAAATAAATGCGTCAACTCGTAACTTTACATTGCCTACATTAAAAGCCATGTTTGATACTGCTATACCCGATCTCGTCAACATAAGCAATGACGTGAGCTCCGTTAGTGTAACTCTTATTCAAGCAGCAGCTTTAACTGTAAACACGGCTCAATCTCCTTCGGAAGGTTTCTCGACAGATTTCCAGATTCCAAAAACATTCGTGGCAACTCAAAACTTGTATTCACAGGGTTTTGGATTTTTGGGAGGTGTATTTGGTCAAAGATCCGACTCAAAATACATTAAAAACACCTTAAATAGTAATTGGAAACCAAATTCGGGAATTTCTAACACCGCATTTTTAGGACCTTTAGAGACAGTGACTATAGATGGTTCTGTGGTTAAAAATCAACAAAAAATAACAACTGATCTACAAATTCAGAATATAGGTTTAATGTCTGATAGTATCCCAGAAACACTTACAGCAGTTGTAAATCAGCTTGACGAGTTAGATGATTATTAACAAAAATTTTAAGTCTTTGTTTTATATGATTTTTCATATAAAACAGCTGAGTAAAATACGTTTATCGTGTGATAAGAGCCACGCCGTAAGTATTACCAGAGATCCACAGTTCCCTCGCAAACAGTATATCGTCCCAGCGAATCCTCCAATTTGATCCAAAAGCACTATTAGAAATTGCGTCCGCAAAAAATAATTCTTTAAAAGTTTCTTTGGAATCACCGTTTTCAAAACTAAATCTAACTCCTATTATATTCTGGAAAGCCGGATCTGTTGTTCCTTTCAAATATAAGTAAAAGTCATCTTTAGGTGGAACACCTAACGTATCGAAATCTGTATAAACTCCAACAATTTCACGAGGAAGAGGTGGAACACCTCTTTCTGGTAAACCTGTAGGACCGTAAAATAATCTCCCCGGTCCTTCGCCGGCATTCAGCAAGGTAAATGAGCCTCCGTCATATCCAACAAAGCCTGTTAAAGTCAAGGTAGATGCTACTATGTAAACTTGAGGTGAAAATCCCAAAGCTTGCCACGTTAATTGATTACCTAACAAAGCACTGTTTAACGCTCCTGTATAATTTACCTGTTTGTCTTTTCGTACATTTCTAATCTGCACTGCTGTTCCCAATACCGGAAGAGGTCCACCGCGTGGCTTGAAGTCAGTTGCTGTGTACGTTCGGAATGCAATGTTTGATTCTAATGTTCCTTGATTCCCCTGACTTGGATAAGGCGATTTCAAAACATTATAAGAATTTATGGAAATATCGCTATTACCATTTGCACTATTTAATTCTGTCCCAACAACTTGTTTGGAGCTGCTAAGCCCATATTCTTGAATATCACTAACTGTTATTGCGGGATTAGTTAACACAGCATTACCACCAAACTCCAACAATTCAAAATTATTTGTACCCAAAACTCGTTGGGAGTTAAAATTATCAGAAGATTTATCATAATACAGACGGTTACCCAAAGTTTCCGCATTGAAATTAGGAACCAAATCTCTGTTGTCTCCTGGAAATTTTGTGCGATGCGGTGCTATCATTTGTTGATTTGACATCGGAACTTTTGTTTGCAAAAACACAAAATTCCTAGGTCTACCTTCTTCTATAGTAATTCTTTTAGGTTCGAGTCGAGGAACTGGAATGCTTGTCACCGGGTATTCCGGATTCTGTAAGTTTAGAGATTGTAATATAAATTTAGAATTAAGGTTTGAATCTGCAAGAGAAAAATAGTTTGCTAAATTAGACACTGCGAGAGAATTCAAATTATCTCCTGTACTTTTGATGCTTGTACCAGCTATTACTTTTTCGTAAGAGTTTGAAGCCATTTTTATTACAAACTATTATATTCTTACGTCGGAAAAAGTTTGCTACAAAAATAGATTGTTAATAAATGGATTTTCATTTATTAATCATTGGTATCGTGTTAGCGATTGTATACTCAATTTTATTTTTACCTAGTCGTGAAGGAGGGGCAGCTGGATCAAAGAAATTAACTTTTTATCCATTCATGTATGAAGGTAAAATCGCAATCCCTATATCCAGTGATGAAATTTTACACGTTCATCACTGGATAATATATTTAATTCTTATAATTCTGATTCTCTTGCTGAAACGATTTTTGCCGGAACAAGTATATTATATATTGATTGGCTTCTCGGCAACTATGGTGGTTCAAGGTTTATCTTATTCCGATTGTTTTGATTTTATAGAAAAACGACCAGATGGTTACTAATCGTCTGATTTAACTGGAAGTTCGAGATCCACATTTCCGACCTCAACTATTTCCGGTCCGTACTCGTCTGGATCTAAAGCATTAAAGCTCGTAAACTCAGTCATGTAAGCCGAAAAGGCTCGTAAACTGTGCTTGCTTTTCTTTGCCATGCTGTAAGATCTCAACAGTTTCATAAAAACCAAGATAGAGAAACTTAACAAGGTTGTTATTGTGTTACTACTTTCGTAATGATTTGCTAGAAAAACAGAAGAAACAGCAACGTTTGATGTAGTTAAAATCATTCCTGCACTCGCTGCTCGCCAATAAAGATCATTCCAAGCAACGAGCTTTTTCTTAAGAGATTCTGGAGCAATTGTTGCAAGATGTGTGTCTGGTAAATCTGGATTAATGTCAAGATGCTTAATGCAAAAATTTTCTCTCATTAATTCGATTGCGTACAATCCACAGATGCTGGTGAAGGCCACCGCATTTAATCCAAATGCAGCACGCCCTATTACGGTACTGCTAAGACTCATATTACATTCTGATACATCTTCATCACAAGTATGCGGGATAAAGATGGATAAGAAAGTACCCATAGCTATTTTGTATACTTCTAAGCCAAATATTAAAGCAACTTTGATTCTTTCTTTTGTATCATTGTCGACTTTCATTTATTATAGCTTAAAGGATTTTGTATTTGAAAGATACAAAATTTATTGATTGCATTAATTACCACGTGCCGCGTTCGCAATAAGAGCAATAATTAACCAAATAATTCCCACAGATGAGATAGTTCCTCCTGAGTACATTAACACAGAACCAACGATTTCAAGAGTATTTATGGGGTTTTCCCCTGGATTACCTTTGTCATTTATTTTATTTGCAGTTTGGTTAATTCCTATAAGGACTAAAACCAAACCGATAGCGACAGCAATGAGACCGCCGAAAAAAGTCCATAATGGTATTTTGATTTTCATTTATTTGTAAAACAATATTTTTGCAGAAAAACTAATAATAAATGGAATTATTAGATATTTTAGCAATTTTGGGTGCCCTCAGCATGTTTCTGGCTCTCGTCAGCATGATTTTATATTTTGCAAGACCTCGTAACAAAAATATGTACTTAACAGGAACGTTTACGCTTGTGGGTATTTCTGTTGTTCTTTGGATAATTTATTTTATTATACTAGCGACAAACTAGTCCTTACAACGATGTAAATTTTAATAATGTATGTATATATACATACATTATTTTATTAAGCCCTGGGTCTATTTGGACTACCCCTCACACAGTGTTCGCAGTATTCGGGTATAAGAATGCTGATTTGGTTGTTGAGGTCTTTTTGTACACGCAAACAGCATTTTTTTCCATGCCACACACTATTTTCTTTAATTTTTACCTGATGATGTGTGATATTATTTTTTGTAGTTGAACTGTAATATTCAAATCTGGGATCTTCTTTAATCATTTTAATTTCCTGCAGAGTATCGTTTTTTGTATGATCTTCAAAAATGCTTTTTTCACGAGAAACAAAAAAGTTTTGTGTTAGCACAGACCATATAGCAGGTATTTCCAATTTTATACAGGTGTCGGATGTAATAAAACTAGGTTGATTCATTTTGGTATATTAGAATTTTCAACAGTAATCATTTTTAGGTTAATTCATTTTTTCGTGTATTGTAAATAAATGAACGTTTTATCTATAATTGCTTTGATCCTCGTTATAATTTCCGGTATGTACTACGTCTTCTTGAACTCTGGTAACTTATCATTGAAAATGTTGATGAGTCCAGGTGTTTTATGCTGGATTGCTTTACTTTTGCTTTCAATTAATTTTGTGTCCGAAAATTACGACCCAGCTACCGATTTCGCTGGTGGATGGCCCACTGCACGCAACAGTATGATGCAAAAGGCCAGTAAATGCGCGTACAATAAATCTTCTAGCATTTTACCTTCGTGTATAAACACACAAGAGCCTAAAACTTGTCCGTCTTGTTAAATTATATGATGTAATTACATTATATAATTGTCTGTCTACTGATCGGTTGACAATGCCATGTCATAAACAACAATCGCCTGTATAATTATGGCAATTGCAATTAGTATTTTGCTTAAAATATTCATTGCTTTGCTGTTACCCATTTTAGAAACTAGAAACAACAGTGCACCGATGCCTCCAAGTATAAAACAAATAATCATAAGTGTAGATCTTTCGGATTTTTCCATTTTATTGTAAAAGGAAAATTTTAATTATTTCTTCTCAAGTGTCAAATCCTATTTGTTTGAAGTTTTTAGCGGATACGGACCACCCGTTCGGGCTTTAACGACGACGGTGGCGATAATGATGATGATGGCTACTACGGTGACGATAAGGTATCCATTCTGGCCTGCTTACATGCGGCGGCACCATCGGTCGATTCAAGCTCCCTTCCTGTCTTTCCCATCTGCGCCTGTCTACCATTGCGGATGGAGAAATATCTTCACTAGGATTTAATGAGATTGGGGCGTCCAAATCGATAGAACCTAGCGGGAAGGACTCAGAACCAGGCGCCTCGATCATGTAGGGATTGTCATCGGACTCTACCTGTGCGACGCGATTCACGGTATGAGCCCACAATTGGTCTACATCATTGTTTAATGCTTGCTGTCTCATTCCGAATTTTCCATCCTTGTAAGGACAATCCGAAGCTCCCGAATTTTGGATACCAAAAGGCCATGTTTTAGCCGTGCCACCTTTATTCTCACATTCTAAGTACTTTTGTAACGAAGCGGCTCGATCTTCCGGAGTTTTGCCAGAAACTACGTCGCATTTCCCACTAGGTTCTTTGTAGAATAAGGCATTGGGTCTGTTGTCACCCCAAGTGTCCGTGTGTACATTCATCTCACTTAATGGCATTATGCACGTATCAAATCCGATTTGTTTGTATATATCATAATCCGTCTCGTATCTCTTCGAAAATTGGCTAAACATGCTTTTAAAAGCGGCAACTCTAGCATCTCCAGCCCACACAGGTCCAGAACCAGTATCCATGCATGTGATCAAATCATTGTTGCTTTCTGTCATTCCTTCGCTACTTCCTTGAACGTAATTTTGCTGTGTGTAATAGTCAATAAGCGAAGACTGATTGCCGCCACTTATGTCTAGTAATTTGAATCCATATACGTCATCGTTATAATGGGTATTTCCCTCTGAATCTTTCGTTGTTACAGTATTCTGGCAGACTTGGTTCTTGAGATTCGATCCACCGACATAAACGATTTCGTAATCGTAATTTGGATAGTCGCATGCTTTGGAACCACCACCACCGGTGCTCATTATTGTAAATTGACTACTGTTCCATCCCAGAGCAGCAGTGATGCCATAGACGCAGCTGCCAATGTTTGCACCGAAGTAGTACGTCCCGAAAGGCCACGTGGGACATTGCTTTGGGTCGCTGACTTGAGCACATGTGGCGGGACCTTTATTGTAGCCGTACCAATCAGCACCCGTATCTCCCATAAGATATTGGGCACCCCACAGAATTGCTCCAAATTCAGGAGTTAGATTGCTGTAAGATTTGTAACCAGGATTTTTAATTCTCAAATTTGGTGGATAATAACACTGGACAGTGTAAGCTGCGATTTTGCACAAGAAATTGTCCCCATTACTTCCAGCATCAGCGCCAGCGCTATTTACAAAATTTGCTATTCCTTCTTGTGGATTTAACAATCCTTGGCAATTTCCAATACCTGGAGGGGTTTGCATGTTTGCAGGCAAGTTCATATCTTTGAATTTTTCCGAATACCAAGTGTTAGTTTGTGCCTTTTGAAGAGTGGATAAATCGATCTTACCTGATTTCCACACACTAGCATTTGATTTACTGGGTAATACATGAGGACCCCATTTTTTAGCAAATAACATACGACCCGTAACGATAATCACGCAATTTTCGTAATCTTCAGGGGTTGCTTCAAAGTCATACTTGTAGGGGACTGTTTTGTTTAAAACAGCGGAGAAGTTACCGGGGAACAGTTTTGTGGAATAACCAGACTTAGTTCTGGGAATTGGAGCTCCTTGCTGAAACAGCGTAGCATATCCCGAGAGATATTCTCTGTCGTCTTTAAAGTTCTTACCGGATGTAAAAGCAATTAACTGCGCGGCTGCACCTCCTCCTAATCCAATGGCCTTGATTTGAGGCAACGTTCTACGCAGGAAAGGGCCTTTTGTCGCATCGGTGGCATTCCATGGCAGATTTGGGCACGACATTAAAAACCCAATGTAATTACTGTAAATTCCAGTTAGTCCCATATTTAAAAACTTACCATAACCATTCATCCAATAAAACATTATTTTACCACCTGTGCAATTACTTCCAATACCGGGAGATTGAATACACGCATCTCCGTCTTTTGCCAGATTATAAGCAGCTCTGTAATCTTGATCCAAAGCCTGAGAAGTTGTACCCGGAGCCGTTTCATTTGCCGCTCCGATGGTGTTGACACTGCTGCTGAAACAACAATTTGAACAGTTTCGAGGATCGTACGGATTCGCGGTATAATATTCGACCGATCCGGCATCTTTCCAATCTTGGGCGGATTTCTGACAGCTTGTATAGTCCGATGGATCACATTTAACCATTTGAGCGGTCGTTAAGCTCCCAGTATTTCTGTCAAATGTGCTACTACTTTTTCCAGTTTTACTTGGGACACACCAGGCGGTCCTTCCAAGCGCCGCAACGGAGGATGGTCCCATATCAGTCGAACAATTAGGTGCATTCAACAGTTTCCGACCCAGACCTTCCATGACATAAGCCACTCCTTCCATGAATCCGAAATTAGGACAACCTTGTTTTCTGGCATACGGTTGGATTATATTAACCATTTGAAACTTGTCAGAAGTTCTGTTAGAGGCGCGCGCTTTACTTAACATTCTCGAGCTACTCGCTCCCAAGATGCTATTGTTGGTCTCATCCAATCCATACAAGTTAGCCATACACTTACCACTAATCGCTGGCTGCTTTGTAGTGTTCGTGGGATTAGTACCGTCAAAATCCAGATCTTGTGGATCACATGGTTTCATCCCCATGTTCCAAATAGGGCCCATTGGGGAAGCGGGAAATGCAGAGGCAAATGCTCCTGCTGCACCAGCGAAACAATAATTAGCAGCTTGTTTCTTTCCGTCACTATTGACAATGGGCTTGGCTCCGGCGGATCCGGCGGACAAGCAAATATCTGAGAATCCACAAACCCCGTCTGTAGCTCCAGATTTTGCGTCGGGATTATTTGGATTGGGGTCAACATAAGCAGGCCACCAATCAGTAACACCAACCCCTGCTCCCAATTGTTCAGTGCTGTCTTCGAGAACTGGCATAAAAAATTGACTATTTGGCATTACTCCAGCAAATCCTACTTGAGATCCGGAACACGCCATATCCGGATTGAATCCTGGAGGCCCGCCTTGATGAACGGCTGATAATATTTGCACTTGGTCTTGGCCATCGGTCAAGAAGGCTTCAGTTGCAATGTTGTAGTAAGCTCCCACTAGAGGAGCACGTCTTGAAATCAAGGTTTTGATTTGTTTTTTATTTGGAGCTCCATCTTCCGTCTCAGGTAAAATGACACTTTGCTGTCCAACATCTAGAGGCAAAGGCGTGTAGTACCAGCATAATGATTGGTACAGCTCTATTACTTTGTCATCCGACAAACTTTTCCACGTTTCGTTTTTAACAAGTGGATAAACAGCGCTGAGATAACTAAGAGCTAGTTTACTTCTGGGATTTTGAGTTTTAGCTGGTGATGGAGTTGGGGGTTTTGTACTTTTACTACCAAAAGTATATACAAGAAATACTATTACCCCGATTGCCACTAATATACCTAGCCCTATCAGTAACCATTTCCACGGGAATCTGGGTGCTCGGCTGGGAAGTGTTCTTTCTATTTCCATTTTATTTGAAATAGAAATTGTTGTAAATAAATGTCAGATTTTAACGAAGATGCTTTAACGAGTTCGTGGTCAGCATTACATTTTGGATTTGGATTTTTAAGTTATATGATCACTAGAATAATTGTAGATCAAAATTTAGAGAAAAATAAAAATCTTTCTAAATTTGAAAATAATCAAAAAAAGTTAGAATTAGTTTTAGTATTTTTTTTCGTATTTTGTTTGATTCATACTTTTTGGGAGATTTTTGAAACACATAAAATTTGCCATGTATTGTTTAATAAATTTTTCAAAGCTCCTCATGAATATCCGTATAATGGTGACAGTTTAGGGAATTCTTTTGTGGATACGATGTTTTACATTAGCGGTTTCTGGATTGGGTACTTGTTGATTGGCATTTGAAACTTTAAAATTTCTTTAAATGTATAAATGGGTAACAAATTTCGCAGATCCACTGTTTCTAAATATACTAAAAAACAAGTGGTACCTATTTTGTATCCTCCAGGAGACTCGCTTTGCGAATCAGAATGTCCAATTTGTTTAGAATATTTATGTAGCCCCAGTAATATATCACGAAATTTTCCCTCATCTAATTCTACAGACAGTAATATATACGTTACCAATTGTGGGCACTATTTCCACTCCCATTGTATATACAGACACAAAAAATTTTGCCAAAAGGACGGAAAAAGTAGTCAGTGTCCATTGTGTCGTGAAAAATTAATTTTTAGATCTAAAACTCGAAAAAAACGGTTTTTTTAAAAAATCATTAATAAAACAAAATGGCAGGAAGACATAGAATGGTATTAAGAGATCCTATACAAGGCATAACCAAACCCGCAATAACAAGAATTGCAAATCGCGCTGGGTGTAAACGACTTAGCGGTTTAATTTATGAAGAAACACGAGGCATCGCACTGGTTAGAATGGAAAAAATCGTTAAGGCCGCTGTTGTTTACACGGATAATGCAGGGCGTCAAACCGTCAAGGAATCGGACGTTTCCGCCGCGCTGGCTGATCTTGGTGACGGTGCTGCGTGGATCAAACCAAGAAAAAAGAAATCAGGAAGACGTCTCGTAGGCTACATAGCACTGGAACAACGGGAACGAGCCTTTAGAATGGACGAGGACGACGACGGCATCGCCGACCTGTTCGACGATCCAGCACGAGGGCCAGCACCCGGGGGTGTTCGCAGACGACATCGCTATAGACCCGGCACTGTTGCTTTGCGCAATATAAGACGTGAGCAAAAAAAGACAAATCTAATGATTCCTAGACAGTCATTTAATCGAATAGTCAGAAAAGTCGGCAGCTATTATAAAAGTGATTTGCGCTATTCGGATTCTGCTCTAGAATTAATACAAATGGCTGTAGAGCATTATTTAGTTCTTCTTTTTGAAGAAGCTAATATTTTAGCTATTCACGCGAAAAGACAAACAGTTCAACCAAAAGATCTACAGGCTGCTAGACGTGTGAGAGGTGATAGATCTTAAAGCTGTTGGGTCGATTTAATGCTTTGCGCATTTTAATAAATTATGGGGCAAACTATGTGCGGGGGATCTCGCGAAGATTCCAAAAAGACGCTGGATCTAAGTATTTTTGACAATTCAAAGCATTTTTGTACCATGCGAAAAGGATCTCCATATTACAGAAAGAAAATACGAAGAGCGGAGAGGAGAGTAGAGAATGCTAAAATGATTTACAAAAATTATAAAGAAAGCAAAATATGTAGAAATAATTGTAGAAGAAGCGTTTAATTTTGTATTTTAAATAATACAAAATTGACATTTTAAGGGCAAGCTTCTGTAAATAAAATGTTTAAAAATACAATCACATCTACCGAAACTTGCCCTTTTGTGGTCAGCTTCGAGAATACAACCCCTTTTTCTTTTAAAGTAACCAAAGGAGAAGGATGGAGTGCTCATCCTCTATCTCCACCCGTTGGAACAAAAATAGAGTCAAATGCTACCTACGGATATTGTTTATTTGATTATATTATATTGGATATCTTTAGCGGTTCAGGTGCCACAGGTGATTATCTTGGCACTGCTAGTGTATCAATTAAAGGATCTGGTGACGGCCGTTACGTCTTTGATAGCAATAACAAGCTTGTGTTTAGCTATGACGCTGCTCACAGTAAATACCAGGGAGATTGCACGCAATGGGTCCGCGCGCAGACAATCACAGCTCCTGGAATCTCTAACGGTCCAGCGGTTATTACAAATGCCGGATGGACAAATGGTATGGGAAACAACAGCTCGTCTCTTGTGGAGCACGAAAGTTTCTGGGGAATTGATTATGGCACTGATAATGGTCGCTGGACTGCACGAGATGGGGCGATCTATCAATCTACTGCTTTGGTCGATCAAAATGTGGGATCTAGGGCTTATCCGATTTATCTTGCTACCGGTGCTCCCACTTGGTTGGTGAAAAACTGTGATCCTAGCGCGTGTGAGTGCTCTAATACTGTAGCACCTGGTGTAGCATACACTGGATGCTGGCAAATTGATATGAGCGTAGGTAGCAGTGGTCAAGGCCCGTTCTGTGAAACTTTTTATCTTGCAGAACGAGCTGTAATGGAGCCTGGTCCATCTAACTATCAAGATGGAAGTGGTGGGGCGCCAGGAGGTGTTAGTCGAGAGATTGATATCATGGAAACCCGCTGGCAACCTCTGGGACCACAGGCAAACTGTCCCAGCGCAGGCGGGACCGAATGGAGTAGCACTTTTAAGAACGTGCTTATGGGTAAATGGAAAGATGTCGGCGGTGCACCGACCACGGGATTTGTCACATTTGGATGTCTTATTCGTGATAAGAGCATGTGGATATATGCTTACACACAAGCTGGAAAGCTATGGTACTCTTCTGATGAAATTAAAAATGATAACACTGCTTACATCCAGAAAAATCCATTTGTTCCGTATATTGGGACGTGGGCTCCGCCAGGCACTGGAGCTGGTGGCTTTGAGACCGGGTATAAAAACTTTGTGTATCTACAACCAGATGATTCAAAGATTTCTGGTAAGAACCCCAAAGATAATCCCGAAGCTTTTGGACCAGCTCTTGTTGCTCGTCTTCCATTCTCTCAATTTCTCCAAAATGAACTTGCAGCTAGATTGTAACGACAAAAATAAAAAATATTTAAAAAGTACAATTTTTTAGAAAATGTTAGCCACGATATTATTGATACTTGGTATAGCTTGTTTGATAGCTTTTTGGATGTTTTTGGTTCCGCATTACAATGGTACTGAGTACACTCTCGGTATTGGAAGCTCTTATAGCCCAATTGCACAATATCAAGCTTTGCCAAAAGCAGTGTCGGTAGTACCAGAACC